CCTTTGAGCGAAGAAGCCTGTGGCCCCAAGAAGAAGAGGAAAGGATTCCCGGTTCAACTTATAGTCCCCGGTTAGGGAGTGATAGCCCTATAAATTATGAGGCTTTAGGTTTGCCGATGGACCGAAGGCAACGCGAAGAGGAGCAATTCATACGTAGTATGTGGGGTGATCCGGCAACCAGCGATTACGATATACAAGTGATTAATCGAGAGGACTTAGGGTTGCCTCCTTTGGGTAGTAGACAACCCAGTATTATGCCTCCTATGGTTACTGACTTTAAGACCGATGTTTCAAACACTTACGCCCCCATTAGTCGGGGCGCTGTAAACAATAGGTCGGTTGATGACATTTATAACGCTATTATTAAGTCTGAGCACAGTCCCCGAACACGTAGTGACCCTTGGATAAAAACTAAGGCAAAGCCTTCGCCGGGTAAAAAGTTTACGGCTTGGGGTGAGGTACAGATTACTGACGGCACTATGGAGCTTTTAAGGGATACCCCCGGTTTCCTAACTTCAGAGGAGTGGCAATTTGCAAATCGTTATGCCTCTATTCCATCTGATGAAAAGGCAAAGTGGCTTACAGGTCCATATGAGAAGGAGATGTACCGCCGTATAGCAAAGCGTCTTATGGAGAAATATCTTTACGCAAGTGGAGGGGATGCTCGTGGTGTTATCACCAAGTGGTATCTTGGCCCCAATAAAAAGGGAAGTATAGATGATTTACTGAAGCTCATGCGTAAGAAACTAAAAGGTCTCAAAAACGAAGAGTACCTAGATAGCTATCTTAGGGAACTAAAACTCTAATGAACTACGGAGGCGGATATCTAGGAGACCCAAGAGGACGCGCAGAGGCCATCGCTGACAATGTTCGCGATGACCACGTGGCCACAGACTTCATAACTGAGATCTCCCTGTCTGACGCTGTAAAAAATTCTTCGGCTGGAAATTATTCGACTCGTGCCCAAGAAGAGTTGAGTCATGATTTGACAGTGAATGCCATCGAGTCAGCTCCGACAGCTGGTGATGCGTGGGCGGCTGTCAGGAACGCTAGGTCTTTCCTTACTAAACAAGGTGAGCCTTATGCGTATCAGACGGGTTTGAAGAAGGCTCGGACGATTGGTAGCTCGGCTACTTGGTTAGGTGGATTAAGCTCTCTGGCTGGTATACACCCAGCCCTTGCTGTTTTATCACTGGTCCCACAGGGATTCATTACTGAGGGTGCATCCAAGCTTGGCTTTGGTCCCAAACGCACTAAAACTAACCGGTTTTTCGATGCCATGAGAGGGGATTACTTTTTGAGTGGGTCTACGTTAGATCGCGTAAACAACAGCTTGTGGGATTTAATATTACCCGAGGAAATTTGGGAGAATGATAACTAGTAAACAAGAAGCCTTTGTTGATGCTTTCTGCATCACAGGCAACGCAACCAAGTCGGCTGAGATAGCTGGGTACTCACCCACTACAGCTCGCCAAAAGGGTTATGCCCTAAAGAACCAGTTCTCCCGCGAGATAGAGGACAGGATACGCCAGATGATGGTAGACCACATCCCTGTCGTGGTAGACAAACTGAAGTACCTGATAGGCGACGCGCAAAGCGAGTCTGTGCAGTTGGGCGCAATAAAGGACTTCCTTGATAGGGCTGGCATGAAGCCCACAGAGAAGGTTGAGACCATAACGCGTGTTGAGTCCATGTCCGAGGATGAGATACGACGGGAGCTTGCCTCATTGAGAGGTGAGGTTATTAAAACACCAGAGGTTTTAAACTGATGCCAGTAAAAAAGGTGAAGGGAGGCTACAAGTGGGGCAAGTCTGGAAAGACCTACTCAAACAAAGCAGGCGCACAACGACAAGCGAGAGCTATCTATGCAAGCGGTTATAAAAAGGGAGCTAGAGCTAGAAAGGGAGCTTAGACAGCGAGAACGCTATGACCAGCTCACCCGGTATGATCCCTACCCTTACCAGATAAAGTTCCACGAGACAGGAGCACACGCCAACCAACGTCTGCTGATGGCAGCGAACAGAATTGGAAAGTCACTCGCAGGTAGTCGTGAGATGGCAATGCACTGTACAGGACTGTACCCCGAATGGTGGAAGGGAAGACGATACCGGCAACCGATAGTAGCATGGGCCGGTGGGATTTCTAACGAAACCACCAGAGACATTGTGCAATATGAACTCCTTGGTTCGCCTGACGACCCGGAAGCATGGGGGTCAGGGGCTATTCCCAAGAAGTATATTGTAAGCTCTGAGAGGAAGCCCGGCGTTCCCAATGCCAAGTCAGTCGCCCTTATCCGGCACGCGAGCGGTGGGAATTCCTCTCTTTTTTTTAAAGCCTATGAAATGGGCACAGAGAAGTGGCAAGGTCGTTCTGTCGATTGTATCTGGCTGGACGAAGAACCAAGCAGGGAGCTGTATAGTCAGGCCGTGACTCGAACGCTTGATCGGAAGGGGATGGTCTATATGACCTTCACGCCCGAACAGGGTATGACAGAGACTGTCGCGTCTTTCTTGAACAACCTAAAGGACGGACAGAGTTTAAACAACGCAACATGGGATGACGCTAGTGAAAAAGTAAGAAGCCTAAGTGGAGAGCAGGGACACCTCAACGAGGCTGTCATGGAGCAGATTCTAAGCTCCTACAGCCCACACGAGAGGGAGATGCGGAGATACGGCAGACCAGCTATTGGTTCAGGTCTTGTATTTCCCATACCAGAGGAGCAACTGATTGTACCCTCATTCCCCATACCCGACCATTGGCCCAGAATAGCCGGGATTGACTTTGGCTATGACCACCCGACAGCCGTCGTTTGGTGCGCGTACGACCCAGAAGAGGAGCTTACCTACATATACGACTGCTATCGTATGTCAAAAGCCCCTCCTTCGACCCATGCAGCGGCAATAAGGTCCAGACCGGGATTCATCCCTATAGCATGGCCACACGATGGTAACCGCAAGGATTCAATGGGTAATCCTGGATTAGCGGAGCAATACAGGGCTTTAGGGTGTAATTTCCTACCCTTTCTCTTTGAGAACCCTCCTGCCGTTGGTGAGACTAAAGGGGGTAACTCTGTAGAGGTTGGGATTATGGAGATATACCAGAGGATGTCTAATAACAAGTTTTTCGTATTCTCTGAGCTAACAGATTGGTTTGAGGAGTTCAGAATGTACCACAGGAAGGATGCGAAAATAGTAAGTCTCAGGGATGATCTCATGTCAGCTACAAGATACGCAGTAATGTCGTTACGATTCGGTATGGCAGGGGAAGATCCGCAGTGGACAAAAGACCTCGAATATGGTAACTACGGGATAGTCTGATGGACTGGTGGGAATGGTTACAGAAGCGTTACGGCGAGACTAAGGATTACGTAGAGGGATACCCGGACGCATACTTCTCTAATATAAAGCAGGGACTGTTACAGTCAGCTCACCAATATAAAAAGGATCGTGGAGTGGGACAGGCATGGGCACTCCCCTTTGCTTTCTCATTGAACCCGGCTAATGTCGCTGCTGGCGATGCGATAACAGCTGCGTCGAAGCCTATTGCCGACGTTACTGGGGCTGAACAGCAAGACGTAGAGAATACCATTAGTGCGTTAACAATGGCTTTCCCCCTGTTGAGAACAAGAAAGGGATTGAGCCTGTCCGGTAAGACGGACATAGCAAAGAGACCGCTTTTAGAGTACAAAGATAAATACCCGTTATCCATGTGGACGGATATGCCTGAGTGGTCATCTGTTGAGAGTGTAACAGAAAGAAGACCTCCTCCCAACCCCGTGGAGACGTTCTACTACTCTAGGGCTGTCGAAAAGGCGCGAGGGTTGAGTACCGACACATTGTACCCTCTTAGCGATCTTGTTAACTGGTTACCGGGCAGTAAGGTAATTGATCAGTCTACCGGAGAACCCGGTCAGTCTCTGTCAAAGTATGCCAAGGCCGCGATAAAAGATGAGCTTCAGTATTTTGGAGTTGACCATTGGGCGCAGAACCAGATTGATCTAGGTCGGGAGTACTTTAAACCTCAGGAGCTACTGGACTACTTGAGAGAGCAGGGTGATATACCATTTAGGCTTCGCACTTCATTTGCCGATGCTCCTGATACAGGTGGTTACGATGTAAGTGACGAGGTAGAGTGGACACGCGAGTACGGTAACGCCGATGCCGCTGCGACGCTTAGAATTGAAACTCCTACTGAACAGGCATTTCACGACGACCCGTTCTACCGTGACTGGGGGGTTGATGAGGCTGATCCAAGCAGAGCCCTGAGAGCTACTGACTTTCCTTACATGAACGAAGGGTTTGTTCGCGGAGTACCATTTGACGGCTCAGAGGATGGGTACGTTATAAGAGCAAGGCTTTTCCAAGACCCGCCAAGTACTCCAGAAGATATTCTTGCGCCTCTTCTCGAAGATGAAAACATAACCGAGCCTTGGAAGGAAGAGTGGCAGAGTCTTACTGGCGAGATTAAGATTTCTAATGCTTGGGGTTCATCGACTGTGCCTCGCCCAAGATCGACAGGTATAGAGACTGAGATTTGGGGAACCCCCGACCGACCAGTTGAAGTTGGTACTCTGACAAACCAGACCGGAGGGGAGAGGTCAAGGTGGGTGATTGACAATCCCACTTACTCGGTGTTTATGTCAACCCCACCAATGAGTTACACCGATATAACTCCTTCTGGTAACACCGGATCTGAGTGGTACTGGCAAGAGCACGATATACCACCGGATAATGTAGCGGTTAACTTCGATCTCAGTCACCTGACCAACAAGATGAACATCCCTTGGAAGGATGTCTCGGCTGGCGATAACGAGATGACTGCCGCCACTGAAAAACACATTTATAAGGGTTTGTCTGACACAAGCATACACGCCGACAGGTTGCCCACTGGGTTTATTACCCAAGAGGATGATTATCGCCCAACTAACGAGACCATTCTTCTTCAGGCTATAAACCAAGCTCTGGAAGGAAATAACTTTTTAACTGTTGATCACTTCATTGACGATGATCCAGACTCAATTTATAACCCCAAGTCATTGATCTATATAAGAAATGGTCTTGGGTATAACAACTGGAACCCCGGTGTTCTTCGTAATGCAGTGTCTGAGGGAAAGGTTCGCGTAATACCTTCCACCCCAGAGGGGGTGGCTGATCTTGAGGGTCGATTGGTTAATTACTTTGGTGATAGATTTGCGGAGGTATTTTCTGGTAACCAACCAATACCAGCCGAGGGAGTTACGCAGAGTACTCTAGGGTATGTTTCAAGAGAGAATGCCCCCGGCGTTTTTACTGAGTACAACCATGTTAGTCAATGGGATGTTCAATTTAAGGTGCCATCAACTCCCCTAACTATGAAAAACGGCACAGCGGATACGTGGGTTAATGTCAGATCTGTCGGTTCGTTTGACACGGCCCTAAAGGATTTAGAAGATCTCTATCAATACGGCGGGAGGGATTACCTTGTTCGATCTCCTTCGTACAGAACTAAGATTGACTCTTATCTTTCGAATATAAACAGAGTCATCTCTCCTCCAGCGGACGAAGCTGCCGCAAGAGCTAAGTTACTGGATATATTTGACCACGTCAGGCAAGACCTTATCACCCCGAAGGATCGTATAGTTGAAAACCTTCACTGGTTTGAGGAGTCCGGGGGAAGGATGCAAAGGATGACGAACACAGGCGGGTTTAACCCGCAAGAGTGGGAGTCATACTACAAACACTCGCCACTGACCCCCTTTGTGGAGCAAAGATACCGGTTTGTTGCTAGAGAGGCGTGGAAGAAAGCTATGCAAGAGGCCAACCCGATGGGGTGGAGGGGTTCCACCATGAAAGAGATGTCGCAGGGTGGTGATTTCGAAAATTATCTCGATGATCCAGACTGGCGGAAAGCAGTGACAAATCTTTGGGGACCATCTTATACGGATGAACCAGAGGAGATTACAGATGCTGAATCTATATTAGATTTCAACAGGTTCTGGTCCCGAAACAATCCGTGGCACGTTCAATATGGTGGTGAGTTGTCTGGGTTTAACACAGACGGATCTCCTAGAGGAGATACCGAAATGAGAACTTACGACAATCTCAACGAGGCGCGACAGTTCGCCAACACCCAAGTAAGAGACGAGCTTGAGGCGTATTATCCACAAGGAGTAGTCAACCTTGGTGGTGGTGAGTTTACAGCTCAGTGGCAGGGCTATACTACCAGACACGGAAGATACAATGCTTCCATACGAGATGGTACAGAAAAGGTCAGAGAGGTTTTAATTACCGTAGGAGGGGAAGGAGTACAGCCCGATGCCCTTCACTTTAACTGGGATTACGCTACCGAAGAGTGGGGTGACGAGGGAGCTAACGTAAGATCGGCATACTTTGGTACGGACAGACTACCACCTATGATTGGTGGGTACCCGATTGATTCAGACGATGCCCAGATGTGGCGAGGTGATCATGAGCTACCCAAGAAGTTCCCTCCAAGAAGGTTTGTTGAGGGGGTAGAGTTTTCTGGAAGAAAGTATCCCCCAATCTACAAACAGATGGGCCACTGGAGCACAACAGGTCGAGACCTCCCCGGAGAGCACAACCTAATCGCGAGTATGCTGACAACCGAAGCATCGTACGAGCCTGTAAACCGACCAATCTGGAAACCAACTGGTAACATAAAAGAGCTTTTCATCAGTGAGATGCAGGGTGACGTACACCAGTTCGGAAGCGCTTACGGGTATGGTAGGACTGGGTCGGATGTTCTTGATATTCCTGCTGGAGACCCGGATTTCCCCCAGTTGGAGGGTGTTCGACAAGAAGACATTAACCCCCTTCGTGAGCCGTTTACTGTAGAGTCGCATCGAAGAACAGCAGAAGATCTAGGAGAGCTTGCTTACCACCAGACATTATTGAGGTCTGGCGAGGTAGGACGGCCTTACAGATTAGCTCCGGGTGGATTGGAAGCGCGACAGCGTAACCAGCCCCTTTTGCCCAGAACGAACCCATCCTCTTGGGTTGGGGGCGCATTGATAGAGGCGGTACGGTTCGGTGTAGAAAATAACTACGATTACATCACGTGGCCAGTAGGTGAGGAGATAGTTAATAAATGGCATGGAGTCGACATGGATACTGAGCGTGATCCCAATGTACCACGCGAAGGCGATGCTAAAAAGAAGTACTACGATTCATATATGCCCAAAACAGCCAGACAATTACTTGGAGTTCCTGTAGAGGTTGGTCCTCACGAGAACAGGGGTGGCGTAATTATGATGAGGATTCCAATCGGAGACCCAGAGGTCAAAAAGATACTTATGGAATTCTTTAAGACACAGGGAATACCAACATTTGCACAGACAGAACAACCGAGACAGGTAGCTTATGCCTAAAGTAACAGAAGAAGAACTTGTAGGACGAATACAGTCTGAGATCACTGACTCTCTAGGCTATGGAGACGAGCTATCTAAGCAACGCGAGACAGCTATGGAGTACTACTATGGACTCCCCTTTGGTAATGAAGTTGATGGCAGATCTCAGTTTGTGGATTCCACAGTTCAGGATACGATAGAATGGATTAAACCCTCTCTAATGAGAGTGTTTGCCTCTGGCGATGACATGGTTAAGTTTAACCCTGTCGGACCAGAAGATGTTGAGATGGCAAAACAAGCCACAGATTATGTAAACTACGTATTCACCAAGTTAAACAACGGCTGGGAGATACTTTATAATTGGTTTACAGACGCACTCCTGAGTAAGAACGGAATCGTCAAAGTATGGTGGAATGAGGAAGAGGTTTGGAACCGCGAGGAGTATAAAGGGCTTACCGAGATAGAACTGGATGCCCTGATAAACGAAGAGGACGTTGAGGTCATTGCTCATTCTCCTTACATCTCATCCGACGCTGACGAGATGACTGGGGAATATACCAGCACAACCTACCATGATATTGTAATAAAACGACTTAATTCAAAAGGTTCAATTAAGGTTGAAAATGTTCCCCCCTCTGAGTTTCTAATTAACCGGGAAGCCAAAACCATACAGGACGCTCGTTTTGTCTGCCATAGGGTGAGGAAGACGCTCTCAGAACTGAGGGAAATGGGCTATGACCCAGACCCTGATGAATTAGGTTCTGGTGAAGATGTTTTATACAATGCTGAGCGACAGGCTAGATATGCCTTTGACCTTTCCTCTAACGCCGATGTAGGTGGTAACTGGGGGGTTGGTGGGACAGAGGAGTCTCTGCGAGAATACTGGCTGCACGAGAACTACGTAAAAACGGATTATGATGGGGATGGTATAGCCGAACTCAGGAAGGTTTGTACAATCGGGAGTACGGTTTTAGCCAACGACCCAATAGATTCAATCCCGTTTGTTTCTATCTGCCCAATAAGAATACCCCACAAATTCTTTGGTTTATCGGTAGCAGATCAGGTTGAATCGCTCCAGCTCATCAAGAGTACGCTGATGCGTAACCTGATGGACAATATGTACAACCAGAACTTTGGTCGCTATGCTGTCCTAGAAGGTCAGGCGAACTTAGACGACCTCTTGACACAAAGGCCGGGAGGGGTAGTTAGAGTCAAATCCCCCAACGCAGTCACCCCTTTGGCTACTCCCTCCCTTGAGCCTTATTCTTTCCAGATGCTTGAGTATTTGGACGGTATAAGGGAGAACAGGTCTGGCGTATCGAAGAACACTCAGGGATTGAATGACGACGCCCTGACGTCGCACACAACGGCCACAGCCGTCGCACAGGTAATGACTGCGGCACAGGCTAGGGTTGAGCTGATAGCTCGCAATTTCGCGGAAACTGGAGTTAAGGAGCTTATGTCTACTATCTATGAGCTTCTCCAGAAAAACCAAGATACAGACACAGTTATCGGCATTAGGGGCACGTGGATACCCATTAACCCCTCTGCGTGGCGCGATAAATACGATTGTACGGTCGCTGTGGGCCTCGGACACGGCAATAGGGACCAGCAATTAATGCACCTGTCGCAACTCATACAGTTCGCAACACAGGCCCTTAGCGGAGGTCTTGGGATTGTAAATGAGCAGAACTTGTACAACATAGGGGCGCAGGTTATCAAGAATATGGGTTTTGTCAACGTACAGGACTTTTTAACCGACCCATCACAACAGCAGCAGGAGCCTGACGCTGGTGAACAGGCAATGGCACTTGAGTCTCAGATAAAGCAGAAAGAGGTTGAGATAAAGATGGGAGAACTTCAGATAAAGGCCCAGAAACTACAGTTAGAGCAAGCCGCTCTACAGGTAGAAACGCAGCTCAAGGTGGCAGAGCTTAAACTCGAGGCCGAACAGAAAAGGCCAGTGGCTATAGGAGCAACATAATGGCAGTTACGAAAGTAGCGAATGGTTATCAAGCGACTTACGGAGGTAAGACGCGACTGTTTAGAACCAAAAAAGCAGCGGATGATTGGGCTAAGACATTTAACGTAGCCTCTAGGAAGGGGAAACCGAGACCTAAAAAGGGTGGCGGAAGGCGTCGTTACACTTAATGACGGATGAAAGAAGAGAGGAACACGCTAAACGCCTCCTCAATGATGATCTTTTTAACGAGGCATTTGACACACTAAAAACAGATTTAATGGAGCGCTGGAACAACAGCGGTTCGAATGAATCCGAGGCCAGAGAGTCAATCTGGCTGGCGATAAGACTGCTCGAAAAGGTACGTGGTCATGTGGAATCCATAGTTGAAACTGGACGCATGAACAAGATACTGGACAAGCAACACCCGTATATCTAAGAGGATTTTATTATGGCGGATACGCAAGAAGCCCCGCAAGCAGTAAATGTAAGTGAAGCGCCAGATGGTAGTGTAATAGAGGCGCAAGAAGCTCTTTTGAAGATGATGGAACCTGAAAAGGAAACTCCAGAAACTGAAGAAGAACAACCTACGGAAGAGGAAGAGTCCACTGAGGAAACTCAAGACGAATCATTGGAAGAGGAGTCTGAAGAAGACGACGAGGAAGGGTCTGAGAACCGTGAAGAAGAGGGAGAGGAACTTATATATGCCGTGAATGTTGGCGGCGAAGAACACGAAGTTACCCTTGACGAGCTTATGAAGGGTTATTCAAGACAATCAGACTATACCAAAAAAACGCAAGAAATTTCTGAACAACGGAAGGAGATGGAGGGTTACCGTAGCAAGGTAGAGTCCGAAATCAATCAGA